ACTGACCTTCTGCCCCTGTGGGTGTGATTTGTTTATTAATACCTGGTTGAAATCCTATCTTTTGAAGCATATATTTTTCCTAAAATATAATACCTATATAGTATAATTAGAAATATTTAAACATCTTTGTTATCTACTGCTGTTAGAGGAAAACCCTCAGAATCTAAGGCAACGTTAAAACTTAAACCATATTTTATTTTTTTACTTCGATGAGGCAAGCACCCGTGAGTTAAACCAGATGAAAATAAAACAAACCCGCCTTTCTTAGGTTTAAAACTTTTTCTAATATCAGGAAATTCTAAAGCTTGATCATGATCGTTTAAATAAATAGCTCCGGACCATGCGTGCGGATTATGGTGATGAAAATGTGACCCTTCTCCTTTTTCTATAGAATATCCCCATGCGTCTTTCAAATGATATTTAGGAAAATTAAAATTATGATCTACATAAAAAACTATTTCTCTAAACAATTTAAGAAATTTTGAATCATTATAAAAAAATCTCCAAGAGGTCATTTTACCTTTTACATGAGTTTTATAATTTTCATTGTTGTCTGTTTTAGTAACATCTTTTATTTTTTTTATAAAATAATTACAATTTATGTCTTCAAAAACACCTTCTAAATAAAAATAATTTTTGTCTACTTTTCCCTCTATATGTTTAGTTATTATCATTCTAATTAGACGATGCAATGGAGTGGTGTGGTGGTGTCCATTGCATCTAGACTTTTATATCATTTTTTAAACCAACTTGGAAGCCCTAAATGTGGACGAGTGTCAAACATATTTTCTTTAGCCCCTGATGTTTCAATATTATTGTAGTGTAAAAAAACCTGAACACATTCATCACCTTTAAACGGTTCTCTCCAATGTTCTAAATCACATCCAGAATATACTAACATGTCACCTGGTTTTAAATTTATTTTAGTGCCTTTCATATTTTCTTTTCCAGATGGCTCTAGATATATAGGCCAGTCATCACCACCAAGGTTCATCGTAGTAGATATCTCACAACTAAATCTATCTTTGTGTCTTTTTAATTCATCACCTTTTTTGTATATTCTTGCGTATGTATAAGCAGGATATAATTTTAAACCTGTCTCTTTTTCCATACCTGGTTGACATTTAAGTAATAAAGTCTCCATAGCTGTATTTGCATATTGAGAATAAGTATTAGGTATTTGTCCATCTTCAGGTTCATAGAATCCAATAATATCTTCAAAAGGTGAGAGGTATCTTGCACTAAGACAGGTATCATAGACTTGTTTTTGCATACAAAAATAATTTGCAAGAAAAATAGCTAAATCTTTTGATATTGCTTGACGTATTACAGTATATTTATTTTTTTTAAAACTCATAAAAAATCAAATGATAATATTCTTTTTTTAAAAAATGTTTTATTTGGTTCTGTGTAATGTAAAACAAACTGAGGCACAATCATTATGTCCCCTTGTGTTACTTCAGGACTATATAACACTGTCTCGTCGTTTTCATTATTAAAGGGGGATATGTAAGTAGTTCTAGGTGAGTCTTTTTTCATTTGTAAATATATTATACCTGTGTAACCTCTTGAACTGTGATTGTGTGGAATGTGATAATGTCCTTTATCATAAGTTACCGACCACGCTCTATCTACTTTTATTTTTCTATTATATTTTGTATTTATAAGTTTAAATTCATCTTTAAATATCTCTTGTAATTCCCAAGTTATATTTGCTTTGTTTCTGTTACTAAAAAAATTAGGAAAAGGTATTTCGGGATATTGATTTAATATTTTCTCAATGTGTTCCTTTTTATTTTTAAAATTAATACATTTTATTTTAAAAAATTCTATTTTAAACACTGGCTCTATAAAATATTCTATATTAGACATTTTTTGAAAAATTTTTTAAAACAGCTTGAAGATTAAAATGTATAAATCTAAAAGGTTCCAACCCTGGATCAACCACAAATTCATGTTGTAAATAACCTGGGAATATAACTAAATCGCCAGGTTGCGGTTTAAAATGAAGAAGTTCATCACTATGATTAAATTCACCTGGGTCGCTTTTTTTGAGATGTAGTTTTGTAGCTCTAGCACCTGTCCTCGGGTCATGAAATACTGGAAAAGATGTTTTACTACTACACTTTAAAAAGTAAAAACCACACACATGTTGGTTCCAATGTATGTGTGCACTATGATGTCCACCACCTTTTTTAGCAAATTCTTGAACCCATAGTTCAGTAAAAAGTAAATTATATAAATTCATATCAAAACCACATTCATCTAAATAATTATAACATTTTTTTCCCGCATATGATGCAAACTCTGAAAAATTAGTGTCGGACATTAATTGTGTTGAGTGGTGGCTAAATCCAAAATCATTAAACTGTTTATTTCTTTCTCTAGCTTCTTTAATATATTTATTAGATAATTTATTTAATGGTTTTATAAACTCTGGTTTATTTTCGTAAAATAAAGTTGTAGTAAAAAAATTAAATTTATTCATGTTATTGATAAGGATCTCCATTACTCCATGACACTAATGAATATCTTGTTCCATGAGTAACTTTAGTAACTCTATGCCAAACAAAACTAGGAAAAACAATAATTGATCCTTTTGGCAAATTTTTTTCTAATTTAAAAATTTTATTTGATTTTAATCCAGATGGTTTTGGATCAAAACAAAACTCTAAATCACCACCCTTATATTCTGATGGATCTGATAATTGACAACTCATAGATATTTTTCTAATTTTATTACCCTTAACCTTTCTTTTTTCAGATTCTTTAAGAGTAAATTGATCTTGATGCCAGTGATAGTATTGACCTACTTTATATTTTGTAAATTGATTTGGTTCTGTCCAGTCCCACTTAAAATTCCAACCAGCATTTTTATTAGCTATATCAATATAAGGTTCAGTTTCTTTATAAATCCACTTACCTTCTAACCAAACTATTTTTGAATCTCTTATTTTTTTTAAATGATTTAGTTTTTGTTTTTCAGTGCCACTTATTTGTTTACCTCCCACGACTCCATAATGATCTTTTAAAGTATTACCATACTTAATAATATCGTCACAAAATCTTGGCGTTAAGGCTGATTTAAAAATCCATATGTACTCATCAAGTAACATATTATTTGTCAGTGTAAGTTATTTTTAAAATCATATTTAAATGGTGATTTTCTTGTTTATTAGTTATGTAAAAAGGCATTTTTGAAGGAAATAAAATAAACTTATTATTTTTTAATGGTATATCCCACATTAATTTTTCTCCATCGTTTTCATACATAATATGAATTATGCAATCATTTATGTGAACACCATATAGCATTGTAAAATCAGAATTCTTATCTATTTCTAATTCTGTAACTTGATTTGAATAACATATTCTTCCGGAATAATTTTGACTTTCTAAATGAACATCTTCATAGGCAGCTAAATTTTCTCTAACATATGTATCAACTATATCAGTTGCTTTACAAAAATTTAATTTTTGACCGGTAATATAAGTTTCTATTATTTTAGATGCTATTTCAATAGGATTAATTTCAAAGCCTTCTGGCATTGAAACATTTTTATGATATATAATTTTTTCTAATAATACTTTCTTTTGCATACCACATTTTTTTTATATACTATGCTAGATGATCTGTCAATTCCCAACCCTTTGTATTATCGCCTTGATGTAATGTTTCATTCCAACGATATTCCCAATCATGCGTTCCTGCAATATTTTGTGAAACCTGTTCGTCCGGTAATGATGGAGGAGCTCCAAGTGGGCAATCCCACGTTGCTGTTGTAGTATTTTTTGTCCATGAAGGGTAAGGTTGTGGTGGCCAAAAAATTTGATTATCAACATCCCATGTAAAACCTATTCCAGCATAATTACCTCTAAAAGGTGTACCGTCTAATTTATGTGTGTTACCAATTGTGTTATATGAAGTTTTAATCCATTTTTCAGCAGGCCAATTGTGATGATGTTGTAAATGATTCTGACCTAATGTCTCTTGTTCTACTCCTTCAGCGTCAACTATTTCTCTGTTATCCAAAGTTAAAACTGTCAGTACAACATTGTTGTCATCTATTTTTGCAAAGTGTGCCATGTTATTGAAACTTATACCTTATAATTACAGCTCCGCTACCACCGCTACCACCTGACTTTTGTTGTTGTCCTGGAGATCCACCTCCGCCACCACCACCAGTATTTGTACCACCTGGGCCACCGTTAGCTCCTAATTGTCTTGATGTACCAAACTCGCCTCCAGTTGTTGGTGAAACACTACCATCACTACCAGCGTTAAGAGCACTCATACCCCCCTCACCAGCGGTTATACTAGCTGTGTTTGGACCTGCGGGTGTAAATCCATTTGGTCCTCCAGATATACCTCCGCCACCACCACCGCCAAGGCCTCCTGGTCCTGCTACTCTATTTCCTTGTCCTTGATTGCCTGGAGGGGCTTCTCCACTTGGAGGATCTTCACCATATCCTCCTCCGCCGCCACCTGAACCTGCAGATACAGCGACGCCTGATCCCATTGTAGTATCGGATTCCATAATATTAATTGTTTCTTCAGTTGCAAAAACAATTATTTGTAT